GATCCGGGCCCCGTTCCAGATCACGTCGTTTGAACTGACGGGACGGCATGATGGCGAGGTGGCGTTCGAGATCGCGGTGGAGAGCGCTGGCGAAGTGACGTTTACGGCTCTTTGATGTGTTCGGCGCTCGCGCCGGGCCGCTATGCGGCTTGGCGGAGCGGTTGCTGCTGGGCGTTTGGGAGTTTGTACATGGTCAACCTGCATCGCGGTGAAATCGAAGCCGTGCTCGATGGGCGGCCGTTCCGCCTGTGCCTCACACTCGGTGCGCTGGCCGAACTGGAGGCAGCATTCGGCGACGAAGATATGCTGGCGCTGGCGACGCGGTTTGAAAAGGGGCGGATTTCGGCGCGCGATTGCGTGCGGATCATCGGTGCGGGTTTGCGCGGGGCGGGGCATGAAATCGCCAACGACGCGGTGGCGCGGATGGCGAGCGAGGGCGGAGCCGCCGGTTACGTGGAGATCGTGGCGCGGCTGTTGAGTGCCACGTTTGCGGGCCAACCGACAGGATCTGGAAAGGCGGACACGGAGAGTGACCGCGGCCCTTTCCCTGGGACGACGTGATGGCGGCCGGCCTTGGTGTGTTGGGGCTGGCTCCGCACGTGTTCTGGGCCATGACTCCGCGCGAGTTCGATGCGGCCTTGCGGGGTCGGCTGGGCGGCGGAGTTCAGCCGTCGGCACCGACGCGCTCGGAACTTCTGGCGATGATGCAACAGTTCCCCGATGAAGCGAGGATGGCATGAACGAGTTGGGTGAAACGGGCGAGGTGTGGACGGTCCAGGTGGATGCGGACACCACGGCGCTGCAGACGGAGTTGCGCGCGGCAGCGTCGCTCGGGCGGCAGTTTTCCAGTTCGCTCGTCAACGCGTTCGAAGGCATCGCGATCAAGGGCAGGTCGGTCGGCGATGTGTTGAAGGGGCTGGCGCTTCGCCTGTCCGACCTGGTGGTCAAGGCGGCGTTCAAGCCATTGGAGCAGGGCTTCGGCGGTGTTTTGTCAGGGCTGCTTTCCGGAGGGCTCGGCTTTGCGAAAGGCGCAGCATTCCAGGGTGGAATGCCGGTGCCATTCGCGAATGGCGGTGTGATCCAGAGCCCGATCGCGTTTCCATTGGGTTCGGGACGGATGGGCATTGCCGGTGAGCGCGGGGCGGAGGCGATCATGCCGCTATCGCGGGGCCCTGATGGACGGCTCGGCGTTGCAGCCCCGCGCGGGCAGGGCATGCAAGTGACGTTCAACGTGACGGCGACGGACGCCGACAGTTTCCGCCGGTCGGAGGCGCAGCTGTCGGCGATGCTCGCGCGGGCGGCGGCACTCGGGCAGCGCAATCTCTAATTCAGCCAAACGGGGCTCATGGCATGAGTTTTCACGAGGTGCGTTTTCCCACCGCGATTTCGCGCGGGGCGCAGGGCGGTCCGGAACGGCGCACGGATGTGGTCGTGCTGGGTTCGGGTCACGAAGAGCGCAACGCGCGCTGGGCCGACAGTAGGCGGACCTACAACGCCGGGTATGGCGTAAAATCGCTCGACGATCTGCACGCGGTGATCGCGTTTTTCGAGGAGCGGCGCGGGCGGCTCTACGGTTTTCGCTGGCGGGATCATCTCGATTTCAAGTCGCGGGCGCCACAGCAGCCGCTCACGTCCGTCGATCAGGAGATCGGTACGGGAACGGGAACGCAGGCGGCGTTTCAGCTGGTCAAAACGTATGGTTCGACGTTTGCGCCTTGGAGGCGCGAGATCAAGAAGCCGGTGCCGGGCACGGTGCGCGTTGCCGTCGCCGGCGTCGTGAAGTTGGCAGACACACACTTCACGGTCGATACGGCGACGGGGGTTGTGACGTTTCTGCCGGGGCATCTGCCGGACGCGGGAGCTGCTGTAACGGCCGGCTTTGAATTTGACGTGCCGGTTCGGTTCGAGACCGATCGACTCGAAATCTCGCTCACCGGTTTCCAGCACGGAGCCATTCCCAACATTCCGATCGTCGAGGTGCGCCGATGAAGACACTGCCACCGGGGCTTGCCGCACATCTCCAAACCGGTGCAACGACCCTGTGCTGGTGCTGGCGGCTGACGCGGCGCGACGGCCTGCGGCAAGGGTTCACCGATCACGATCGCGATCTGGTATTCGATGGAACGACGTTCGAGGCGGCCGCCGGCTTCGAGGCGAGTGAAGTGCGTGAGAGCCTCGGTCTTGCGGTCGATAATCTCGAGATCACGGGTGCGCTGTCGTCAGCGAGCCTGTCGGATGATGATCTCGCCGCCGGCTTTTATGACGATGCGGAGGTGGAGATTTTCCGCGTCAATTGGGCGAACGTCTCCGAACGGGTGCTGATGCGCGCTGGGTCGCTCGGAGAGGTCAAGCGGAGCGGACTGGCCTTCTCCGCCGAGGTGCGAGGGCTGTCGCACTACCTGCAGCAGCCGAGGGGCCGCGTGTTTCAATATGCGTGCGATGCAGATCTTGGCGATGCGCGCTGCGGCATCGTGTTGACAGGGCCGGTCTATACGGGAACGGGGGCAGTGGCGTCCGTTTTGTCTGAGCGCAGGTTCACGGTGATTGGCCTCTCGGATTATGAAAGTGACTGGTTCACGCGAGGATTGCTCACGTTCACATCTGGCGCGGCGGCCGGTCAGAAGATCGAGGTTCGGCGGCACACGCGCAATGGTAGCGCGGTGGAGTTCGACCTTTGGCAGCCCGTCCGGTCGCCTCTAACGGTCGACATGATGTTCACTGTGACGGCGGGCTGTGACAAGACCCACACCATGTGCCGGGCGAAGTTCTCCAACATCGCGAACTTTCGCGGCTTCCCGCATATGCCGGGCAACGATTTCCTGACAGCCGTTGCGCGACCTGGCGGGAGTTGAGCAGCCATGACGGACCCATTGGGACCGCGCGTCGTCACTGCGGCGCGCGAATGGATCGGCACGCCTTATCATCATCAGGCGAGCGTCAGAGGCGTGGGCGCGGACTGCCTCGGTCTTGTGCGCGGTGTATTCCGCGACGTGATGGGACTGGAGCCGGAAGCACCGCCTGCGTATTCGCGCGACTGGGGCGAAGCCGACGGGTGCGAAACACTGCTCGACGCCGCGGGACGGCATTTGAGAAGCGTGCCGCTGACGGACTTGGCGCCGGGCGACGTCATCGTCTTTCGCTTGCGGCCCCGGATGGTGGCAAAGCACGCGGCGATCCTGGCGACTCCACAGTCCATGATCCACGCGATGGAAGGCACGGCGGCTGCTGAAGTGGCGTTTTCGCCGTGGTGGCGGCGGCGGCTCGCCGGGGTCTTCCGGTTTCCAGATTAATCATCGAGGTAGTCCTGATGGCGACTTTGGCGTTGGCGGCCGTTGGTGCGGCTGCGGGCGGAGCACTGCTGCCGGGTGGTATTTCACTTCTAGGCGCGACGCTATCGGGAGCAGCGATTGGATCGCAGATCGGCGCGCTGGCGGGATCGTACGTCGATAATGCCTTGTTCGGAGCGAGCGGCGGCAAGGTCGTCGAAGGGCCCCGGTTGCAGAAGGTGCATTTGACAGCCTCGACGGAAGGCGCCTCCATCCCGCGGATCTATGGCCGCGCGCGGCTAGGTGGACAGGTGATCTGGGCGGACAGTCTTCAAGAACAGCGGGTCACATCGTCCTCGGGTGGCAGTGGAAAAGGGCTGTCAAGCACGGGGGCGTCATCGCGGTCCGTCGATTATCGCTATTCGGCAAGCTTTGCCGTGGCGCTCTGCGAGGGCGAAATCTCGGGTCTTGGCCGTGTCTGGGCTGACGGACGCGAACTCGATATTGGCCGCCTCGTTCATCGGCTTTACACGGGCAGCGAAGATCAGGCGGCCGACGTGCTGATCAGCGCGAAGCTCGGTGCGGATGCGGCGCCGGCTTTCCGCGGCACGGCGTACATCGTGTTCCAGGATCTGCCGCTTGCCGACTTCGGGAATCGCATTCCGCAATTGTCGTTCGAGGTCGTGCGCGCGGTCGATCGATTTGGTGAGAAAATCCGCGGTGTCGTGATGATCCCGGGATCGGGTGAATTCGTCTATGCGACCGAGCCGGTTGCGCAGACGTTCGGTCTTGGGCGTTCGCAAGCGGAGAATGTGCACACGCTTGCGGGTGAAACGGACTGGCAGGTGGCGCTTGATCAGATGCAGACGGCGCTGCCGAATGTCTCTGCGGTGTCGCTGGTGGTGAGTTGGTTCGGGACTGATCTGCGCGCGGGGCAGTGTCAGTTGAAGCCGGGCGTGGAGCGGACGCAGAAGGCGACGGCTCCGATCGAGTGGTCTGTTGCAGGTGTGACGCGGGCCGACGCCTACGTGGTGAGCACGCGCGAAGGCCGGCCGGCATATGGCGGCACGCCTTCCGATCAGACCGTCGTCGCGGCGATTGAGGATCTCAAGGCGCGCGGCCTCGATGTGATCATGACGCCATTCATTCTCATGGATGTGCCGGAAGAGAACACGCTTGCCGATCCTTACGGAGCGGCGGCGCAGGGAGCCTATCCATGGCGGGGGCGCATTACGTGCCATCCGGCAGCCGGCCGACCGGGCACGCCAGATAAGACTGTGACGGCTGCGGCGCAGATTGCCGCGTTCGTCGGCACGGCGGCGCCGGGGCATTTTGCGTTGAGCGGCAAGTCCGTCATCTACTCGGGCCCGGTCGAGTGGTCGCTGCGGCGCATGGTGCTGCATCAGGCGTATCTCGCCAAGGCGGCCGGTGGCGTGTCGGCGTTCGTCATCGGATCGGAGTTGCGCGGCCTGACGACGGTGCGCAGTTCGGCTTCCGAATATCCGTTCGTGGCGGCGCTCGTGGCGCTTGCCACGGACGTCAAGGCCATTCTCGGAAGCGGAACGAAGGTGCTCTATGCGGCCGACTGGTCGGAGTACTTCGGGCATCAGCCCGGCGACGGCAGCGGCGACGTTTATTTCCATCTCGATCCGCTATGGGCGTCGGCTGCGATCGATGCAATCGGCATCGACTGCTACTGGCCGCTCGCGGATTGGCGTGATGGGATGGACCATGCGGATGCGGTCGCCGGGTGGCGGTCGATCCATGATCCAGCCTATCTGCGCACCAACGTGCGCGGCGGAGAAGGCTTCGACTGGTTTTATGCCAGCGAGGCGGACCGGCGTGTGCAGATCCGGACGCCGATCACGGACGGGGCGGGCAAGCCGTGGGTGTTCCGCTTCAAGGATATCTCGGCCTGGTGGGCGAATGCCCATTACAATCGGCCGGGCGGTGTGGAGAGCACGACAGCGACGGCCTGGGTGCCGCAATCGAAGCCGTTCTGGCTGACGGAGATCGGGTGTCCTGCGGTTGACAAAGGCGCGAACCAGCCGAATGTTTTTGTCGATCCAAAGAGTTCGGAGAACGCCCTGCCGTATTTCTCGCGCGGGACGCGGGATGATCTCATCCAACGTCGCACGATCGATGCGATGATTTCGACGTTCGATCCGGACGATCCGGAATTCGTCCCCGCCGCCAATCCGATCTCGGCGGTGTACGGCGGGCGGATGGTGAGCGTCGATCACATCCTGCCGTACTGCTGGGATGCGCGGCCATATCCGGCCTTCCCGACCGCACTGGATGTGTGGGGCGATGGGGCAAACTGGGCGCTTGGACACTGGCTCAATGGGCGGCTTGCGGGCGGCGCACTGGACAAAACTCTGGACGCGCTGCTCGCAGACTATGGGTTTGATCGCGGATCGGTCACGGCGATGCCAGGGACCGTACAAGGGTACACGATCGATCGCGTCATGTCGGCGCGAGAAGCGCTGCAGCCGCTCGAACTCGCGTACTTCTTCGATGTCGTGGAGAGTGATGGGCGGGTGACGTTTCGCCCACGCGGGCAAAGCTCGCCGATCGCTTTGGTGGCGGCAGGTGATCTCGTCGAAACCAAGGCCGATGGTCCGCTCATGACGGTGACGCGCGGACAGGAGACGGACCTGCCGGCAAGCGCCAAGATCAGCTACATCGACGGTGAGCGAGATTATCAGCCTGCCGTTGCCGAGGCGCGTCGGTTGGCGGGCTCGTCGGGGCGCGTGGCGCAGGCGGAAGTGCCCATCGTCATGGATGCGCTGACGGCGCAACCGCTGTCGGAGACGTGGCTCTTCGAGAGCTGGTCGATGCGCGAACGCTATGCGCTGACGCTGCCACCGAGCCGCCTGGCGGTCGAGGCGGGTGATGTCCTGACGCTGACGGGGGCCGGACAGTCGCGGCGGATTCGGGTGACGGAGATCGGCGATCACGGCGCGCGTGAGATCGAGGGGCGATCGTTTGATCCGGACGTGTATCTCGGATCGCCCTCGGGCGCGCGTGATCCTGCGACGGGTCCGGACGTCTATGCAGGACAGCCGGCCGCATTCTTTCTTGACCTGCCGCTTCTGCGCGGAGACGAGCCGGAAACGGCGGGGTATGTGGCGGCATCGCAGAGCCCGTGGCCGGGTGGCGTCGCGATCTATTCATCGCCCGAGGCTACGGGTTTCGTGTTGCGTGGGATCGCCTCTTCGCGCGCAACGATGGGTGTGACGGTGACGGCGATGGGGCCGGGACCGCTCGGTGTTTTCGACTATGGCACGCGGCTGCGCGTGGATGTCGGCGAGGCGCAACTCGTCTCGATCAGCTTGCTGCAATGCGTTGCGGGCGGAAATCTGGCGGCCGTTCGTACACTCGATGGCGAGTGGGAGGTGTTCCAGTTTCTCAGCGCAGCGCTGGTTTCGCCGGGGGTGTACGAGCTGACGGGGCTGTTGCGCGGGCAGGCGGGAAGCGAACACGCGATGCGTGCGCCGCTGGCTGCGGGCGCACCGTTCGTGCTGCTCGACGAGACAATGGTGCGGTTGCCGCTGACGGCATCGGACATCGATCTGGAGTTGAACTGGCGATACGGGCCAGCAAATCGGAGTGTCGGAGATGCGGCTTATGTCCCGATCACCCATGCGTTCCGTGGGGTGGGTGCGCGGCCGTATGCGCCGGCGCATGTGCGCGGGCAGCGCGTCGCGGGGGATCTCGCCATATCGTGGATCCGACGGACGCGCATCGGCGGCGACAGCTGGACCGTCAGCGAGGTGCCGTTGTCGGAAACCGATGAGCGGTACGAGGTCGACATTCTCGACGGGACGACGATCAAGCGGACGATCGCGAGCACTGTGCCTTCGGCAACGTACACTTCAGCGGAGCAAACGCTGGATTTTGGTGCGCCGCAGGCGGCGGTAAGTGTGCGCGTGCGGCAGGTCGGCAGCAACGGCCGCGCCGGGTCGGCGCGACAAGCAATCGTGTGAGGGTTCTCGATGACACTGCACGATCAGCCGCCGTGGCTTGCCGCGGCGTGGCGGGAGCTTGGGCAAACAGAGATAGCCGGCAAAGCGGATAATGCGCGGATCGTCGGGTATTTCCGAGATGCCGGACACAGCGCGGTCGCGGATGATGAAACGGCATGGTGCGCGGCATTCGCGGGGGCCATGCTGGAGCGATCGGGGCATCGGTCAACGCGGTCGCTACGGGCGCGATCGTATCTCGTCTGGGGTGATTTGCTCGAGGCGCCGCGGACGGGTTGCGTGGCGGTGCTGTCGCGCGGGTCCAATGTGGCGCTCGGGCACGTGGGCTTCGTCGTTGGCGAAACTGACAGTGGCCTCGTGCTGCTCGGCGGCAATCAGCGAAACGCGGTGACGGTGCAGGTGTTTGCGCGGTCGCGGCTGCTCGGTTTCAGATGGCCGGGTGTTGTTTCTGACGAGGCGCCATCGGTTGTTGCCGACGTTCGCGACAACGACCGTTTCGACGTGGCGCTGACCCATGTCCTCAAGATGGAGGGCGGATATAGCGATGACCCGCACGATCCCGGCGGGCCGACGAACTTCGGCATCACGTTACGAACGTATGCGACGCACGTCGGCAGAACGGAGGAGACGTCATCGCGGTCGTCGCTGATCGCTGGATTGCGATCAATCGATGCGGAGACAGTGCGCACAATCTACCGGAAGCGCTATTGGCTGCCGTCCTATAGCGCGGAGCTTCCTGCGGGACTTGATCTGTTCCACTTCGATGCAGCGGTGAACCACGGCGTCGGTGGGGCAACACGGTTTTTGCAGGAGGCGCTCAATGTCGAGGCCGATGGTGAGATCGGCCCGATAACGCGGCGGGCCTTCCAGTCGGCCAAGGTCGACACCGTGATCGACCGTTATGCGGCCATACGCGAGCGACGCTATCGCGCGCTACCGCACTTCTGGCGGTTTGGCCGCGGGTGGCTCAATCGCGTGGCAGCCACCAAGGCTGCGGCTCTTTCCCAACGGGCCGCTGATCCCGCGCCGCGGGCGCTCAACTCTCAGTCCAAAACTAAACTCGCAAATCAAGGAGATGCTTCCATGACGGATACTGCAACGTCGACCAAGTGGTGGGGACATTCGCTCACGGTGTGGGGTGCGTTCGTCACTGCGGCCGCAGCCATTCTGCCGACACTGGGGCCGCTGGTTGGGCTCGATATCACGAGTGATGCCGTGCGCCAGATCGGAAGCGATGCGGGAGCGATCGTCCAGGCGATTGCCGCATTCATCGGGACACTCATGACGCTCTATGGTCGGGCCAGGGCCACGGCTCCGCTCGTTCGGCGCGAGATGAATGTAAAGCTTTAGCTCGTGCCATTCATGCGGGGTTCAGTCGGGTTTGTGTAGTGTCGGGTGGATTGTGGCCGGCTGTCCTCTCAACATACTCATCATGAAGTTCCATTTCACATATCTTGTGTTTGCATTGGCTCTCGCGGCGGTGCCTTCCGCGCGGGCCGAGGAGGTTTGCATTGAGGATTGGTCGACGGCCGTGCCGGTGGTCAAATCCGAAGGTCTTGCGAGCGTCGACGCGGTAACGTCCCTTGCGCGAAAGCGGCTCAAGGGGGATCTGGTCAAGGTGACGCTCTGTATGCAAGGTCAGACGTATGTCTACCGGCTTCTGATGCGCGGACGCGATGGGCGGCACTCCCGCATTATCGTGGATGCGAAGCGGCCGTTCAGCCGCTAGGAAACGCCGTATTCCTCTCTATAATCGCGGCTGGTGGCCGGGATTACAAAAACCGGCTCTGCAACCTGAAGGCCAAGGAACCGGCACCCGTGCGAATACTCGTCGTCGAAGATGATAAGGATCTCAACCGGCAACTCGTCCGGGCGCTTGGTGATGCGGGCTACGCGGTCGATACCGCATTCGACGGTGAGGAGGGGCATTTTCTCGGCGACACCGAACCCTACGATCTCATCATCCTTGATTTGGGACTACCAAAGAAAGACGGCATTTCAGTGCTGGAGCAGTGGCGCCGATCTAATCGAATCGTGCCGGTGATCATACTTACGGCGCGCGACCGGTGGAGCGACAAGGTCTCCGGCATGGATGCAGGCGCAGACGATTATGTCGCAAAGCCCTTCCATATGGAGGAACTACTGGCCCGTGTGCGCGCGCAGGTGCGGCGTGCCTCGGGCCATGCGAAGAGTGAGATCGAGTGCGGGCCCGTTCGGTTGGATACGAAGACGGCGCGCGTGACGTGCAATGGACAACAGGTGAAGCTGACGTCCCATGAATACCGGCTGCTTGCCTATCTGATGCATCATCGGGGGCGGGTCGTGTCGCGAACGGAACTCGTGGAGCATCTTTACGAGCAGGATTTCGATCGCGACAGCAACACCATCGAAGTCTTCATCGGCCGGTTGCGCAAGAAACTGCCAACGGAAGTGATTGAGACCGTTCGCGGGCTCGGGTACCGCATGGGTCAGGGCGGAGATGCGGTTTAACTCGCTCGCGTTTCGCTTGTTTGCGACGTCAGCCGCCTGGCTAGCGGTCGTTCTTCCGATCGCCGGCTACAT